TGACTACGAGGGCGCGAAATACCGCGTCCCCAAGGTGCTGAAGGACGCTCTGCTGCGGCAGGCGGACTACACCCGGAAGACCCAGGAACTCGCCGACCAGAGGCGGCACGTTGAACAGCACTTCACGTCGCTGAACCAGCAGGCCGAACTCCAGCAGGCGACCCTCGAACACCGGGTGAACCTTCAAGTTATAGAGCGGCAGCTTCAAGAGTTCAAAAATACCAACTGGGCGCACTACCGAGCCCAATACGGGCATGACGAGGAACAGGCTGCTAAGGACCGCTGGCAGGAATACAGAGACGCCAAGGTCGAACTCCAAGAGACTATCGCGAAGACCGAGACGGACTTTCAGCAACTCAGCGAGCGCTCCCGCGCCAACGCGATTGCCCAAGCCGATCAGGTCCTTTCGCGTGAGATCGAGGGCTGGTCCCCTAAGTTCCTCCACGACCTGGCGGGATACGTTGCCACTGAGTTTGGCATCACCTGGCAGGAATTGCAGGACAGCGTCATCAACCAGGACGGCACGACGGACACCCGGACCTTCAAGGTTCTGACCCGTCTCCACAAGGCCCACAAGGCCGAGACGGAGCTGGCGAAACTGAAGGCCCAGACCACCAAGGCGCAACAAGCGGCCAAACAGGCAGCAGTCACCCCCGCCAAGGCCGTGGGCCAGCGGGCAGGCGGGTACAAGCCCGGCCTCGATGACAGCCTGCCGATGGACGAGTGGGTGCGCCGTCGCAACGCGCAGCTGGCGAAAGCCGCCGCGCGCTAACCCCACAACACAGGCCCGTCGAGACGACGCGCCTTTCCCCATGAAGGACCACCACCATGCCTAATACGCTGCTTACAGCGTCGGCGATCACGCGCGAGTCGCTTCGCATCCTCCACCAGAAGCTGAACTTCGTCGGCTCGATCAACCGTCAGTACGACGATAGTTTCGCCAAGACCGGGGCCAAGATCGGCAACGATCTGCGGATCCGCCTGCCGAACCAGTACGTTGTGCGGAACGGCGCCACCATGACCGCCGCGGGTTCAGCGGACACGCTGGAAAGCCAGGTCACGCTGACCGTCAACACCCAGCAGGGCGTTGACCTGGAGTTCACGTCCAACGAACTCACCATGTCGATGGACGACTTCTCCAAGCGCGTGATCGATCCCGCCATGAACCAGCTGGCCGCTTCCATCGAAGCGAACGCCATGTCGATGTACCGGGACGTTTCGCAGTCCATCTGGAACGGCGGTTCGGCCATCACGCTGGCTCAGGTGCTGCAGGGGCGCAAGCTCCTGTCCGACTCTCTCGCCCCCAACGGCGACCGTTCGGCCAACCTGAACACCACGGACAACGCCGAACTGGTGCAGGCGCTCTCGGGTCTCTTCAACGACACGACGAACCTGTCCAAGCAGTACCGCGAAGGCTACATGGGCCGCACGGCGGGCTTCGACTTCATGGAAAACACCATGTGGTCGGCTCACACGCGCGGCGCGGCCTCGGGCGCTTACACGACCTCGACCCTCGTGGGCGTCCTGCCGGTCTCGGCAACTCCGGTGTCCGCCATCACCGTGGCGACCGGCACTGGCGCGATGAACGTCGGCGATGTCTTCACCATCGGCAACGTCTTCCGTGTCCACCCGGAAACCCGCGTCTCCACCGGCGTTCTGCAGCAGTTCGTTGTGACTGCGGCTTATGCCGGCGGTGCGGGCTCGGTGTCGATCAGCCCGGCCATTGTGCTGGCTGGCCCCCGTCAGAACGTGGTCATTCCGACCACCTCGGCGACGGCTGCCATCACCTTCGCCGGCACGGCCTCGACGGCTGTCGGAACCTCTCTGGTCTACCACAAGGACGCCTTCGCCTTCGCGACCGCCGACCTTGTGATGCCCCAGGGCGTCGACTTCTCGGCGCGTGAGGTGTTCGACGGGATCTCGATGCGGATTGTCCGCCAGTACGACATCAACAACGACAGGTTCCCCTGCCGTCTCGATGTTCTCTACGGCTTCAGGACGATCCGGCCTCAGCTGGCCGCGCGTCTGCACAACCGCTGATAGCGGAGAGTGGGGGAGGGGCCTTGCGCCTCTCCCCTTTTTCGCGGGGGCTCCATGGCTATCACCACCTACCCAGAGCTTCAGTCGGCGGTCGCCGACTGGCTGAACCGTTCGGACCTGACCGCCCGCATTCCCGACTTCATCACGCTGGCCGAAACCCGCATCAACCGTGACCTGCGCACACGCGAGCAGCAGGTCATCCCCGGCGACTTCCTTGAGTTCAAGTCCTTCCGGATCACCGATGCGACTGGCAACGCCTTTGAGCTGATGCTCGCAACCCCGGAGCAGATCAGCGAGGCGCTGACGGAGAGCAGCGTTTCCAGCACCCCGCAGTTCGTGACCATCATCGGCGACCAGTTCCAAATCTGGCCCGCGCCCAGCCAGTCCTACGTCGGAACGCTGGCCTATGTGCGGAAGGTTCCGGCTCTTTCGGACGCGGCTCCGACCAACTGGCTCCTGACGAGCGCCCCGGATGTCTACCTCTACGGCTCCCTGATGTCGGCCGGCCCCTTCCTGCGGGACAGCGAAGCGCTGGTGACGTTCAAGACCCTGTTCGACGAGGCCTTGGAGGCCATCCGCGTAGCCGACAAGCCGGTGGTCGGCGTCCTTCGCACCGAGTTCCCGCAGCGCGGCCTGCAGCGCCGTTACAGCATCTACACCGACTTCTGAGGCACCCGATGGCTATCAAGTACGACACGACCACGCGCAACGCTATGCTGGACGCGCTCAATACCCGCATTGGAACCTCCGCCAAGGTGCGGATCTACAACGGGACGCGGCCGGCCAATGTGGGTACGGCCATCACCTCTCAGACCATGCTGGTGGAGCTGACCTGCAACGCGACGGCGTTTGCGGCGGCGGCTGCCAGCGGCGTCCTGACGGCCAATGCGATCAGCAACGGCACGGCGGCGGCGACCGGGACGGCCTCATGGTCCCGAGTGTTCCAGTCCAACGGGACCACGGCGATTGCGGACGCCGATGTGGCGACATCCGGGTCCGACCTGAACCTCAACAACACCTCCATTGCCACGGGACAGACGGTGAGCGTGACCAGCTTCACGATCACGGACGGCAACGGCTGATCAGGCTGAACGGCGCAGCTGGAGGGCGAGTTCATGACGGCTCTGACAGACCTATCCGACCTGATCAACCGGCAGACGGGCGGCAACAGCGGAACGCCGGAGAACATCTTTTTCCACAAAACGCCCCGAATTGCTGGGGTTGCAGCTACGGCGCCGATTGCGGGGCGGGGCGCGTCCCTCTGGCAATATGATGGGATGCCGACAGGCGGGGCGGTTCCGACAACGGCGGCGATCCCGGATCGGACGACAACCGGCGCGCTGCCGTTCACGGCTCCGGGCGGCTCGCGGGAAAAATGGCTGATCGGGGCGGCGATTGCGCCGTCGGTTTCTGGCGTCTTCCTGCTCTATGACCGGCTCTTTCACATCGGCGGGCTCAACGGAACCTCGACCACGGCTCAGACGGTGCAGGGAACGACCCCGACGCCGGCTCTGACGCGCAACACTGGCGGGTCCGGCAACTTCGCGTTTTACGAGATTTACACCGCCATCGGCACGACCCCCACGACCCTGACAATGACCTACACCGATCAGGACGGGAACACGGGCCAGACCTCGACGATCAACATCGGCGGGACCGGATTCCGCGAAGTGACCCGTGTGCAGCGCATTCCGCTCGCGGCGGGTGACAGCGGCCTGCGGGCGATCCAGCAGGTGCAACTGACGGCCTCGACGGGCACCGCAGGCAATTTCGGCATCACCATCGCCCAGCCTCTGGCCTGGATTCCGGTCGGCGCGGCAGGCGTGATGGGCTGGCGAGACTACACAACGGGCCTGCCGGGTATCCCGGCGATAGACCCGAACGCCTGCCTGTCGCTGTTGTTCATCCCGTCCGCCGGAGCCGCGCCGGAACTGCTCGGCTCCCTCGCTTTCGTGGAGAAGTAGATGGGCGCCTTCGCGGATTACGACGCCTATCTTGACGCGCTGCGTCGGAACCGGGGCGCGGACTTCCAGATGAGCGCGGGAGGTCGCGCATTTCGCCTTCAGGCCCTGTGGCCGAACTTCGTCCCCGCGCCCGTCGCGCCGACGACATCTGTAGCACTTAACGACACGTCCGACATAGCGATTGGCCCCCTGCCGACCGTCAACACCGGACGGCTGACCCTGCTGGGCGCTCGGGCCAACCCCGGCGGGGCGGGTGGCGTCTGCCTGATCGTGGCGGACATCCTGAACCAGTCCGGCGGCCTGAACTCGACCCTGACCACGACGCAGACAACCAACCTTCCGACTGCCGCGCTCACTCGGATGATTGCGCTGAATGATTTTCAGGGCGCGCACGTCGTTGACGCGGTGTCGTCCGGCGGGTTCGTCGGGTCTTTGGCTCAGGCAGAGCCGGGGGCCTGCATCTCACTTCTCGGCGTGATGAACGCCGCTCAGGTGGTCTCAGGATCGATCCTGCTCGCGGAGGTCTGACCTATGGCTTCCCGTCGTCTTTTCGACGACGCAACGGCTGAGTTAGGCCTCCTGCCGATTGTCGCCGCCGGCGCAAGCGGCATCACCGGCTCGGCCTCGATCACCGAGGCGGCGGATACGCTTGACGCGCTGGGCCAGGTCGAGGTTTCCGGGTCGGCGTCGATCACGGAAGGGGCGGATGTCGCCTCGGCCTCGGGTTCGGTCTCGGGCGGCGCGATAACGGGCGATGCGGCCATTGTAGAGGCCGCTGACAGCCTTTCCGCCTCCGGTGCGGTCCTTGTGTCGGGAACCGCCTCGATCACCGAGGGCGCGGATATTTCCGCCATCAGCGGCGGAGTTCTGGTTTCCGGCTCTGTCGCGGTCACGGAGGCGGCGGATACGGCCTCGGCCTCGGGCACGGTCGCCTCGACGGGGGTTTCCGGATCCGCCTCCATCACGGAGGCCCCGGACACCCTGTCGGCGGCTGGTGACGTGCTGATCGCGGGCGCCGCTTCGATTGTTGAGGCCGGGGACGTTGCGGCCATTGTCGCTGTCGCGTTCGGTGGCCCGATTGTCGGCGTCGCTGCCATTCTGGAGGCCCAGGACCGGCTTGACGCGGTTCTCCTGGTCATAGGGTGGCAAGTCCTGCCGCAGACCCCGGAGACCTGGTCCACGCAGGCCGGCGACCCGGAAGCCTGGACCCCGCAGGCCTCGACCTCTGAAGCCTGGACCGCCCAGCCCGACACCTCGGAGGGATGGACGCCGATTACGACGACCTTGGAGGGATGGACCCCGCAATGAGGCCTGTCAGTCCGACCCTCGGCTTTCCGCTCGCTCCGACCCTGCAGGACATGCAGGACGCGATAAACGAGCAGGCCGTTCCGACCAAGCCGGTGCAACTGCCCACGGTTTTGTTTGCTGACCTCCCGCCGGCCGCAAGCTGGCCTGCCTGCATGATCCACGTCTCGGACAAGAACTCCATCGCCATCAGCACCCCCGTGGCCGGGGTCTACACCTGGCTTCGGGCTGACGGGAGCGCTCTCTGATGCCCTCAGACTATACGATATCGTTTCGGTTCAACCTTCAGGCTCCGGGCGAGAACCTCAACACCTGGGGCACGAACCTCAACGCGGGCGTCTTCCAGCTCATCGAGGACGCACTGGCCGGTGCGGTGAGCCTGAGCCTGTCTGGCCCGACGGCGCTCACCAGCGTCAACGGGGCGACCGATCAGGCCCGCTGCATGGCGCTGAACATCACCGGCGGGACGGGCGGG